ATGAAAAAGAAACAAGCAATTACTATTCTTGCTGGTATAGAAACATATGAAAATTTAGCATCCTTTGAAACTCTCAAGGAATTAAATGACACTGTGCGAACATATAAAAAACAATTTGCTAATCAATTAAATAAAAATCAATTAGCTGTATTAAATAAATTACACAACTATTCTTCTAAATTCCTTGGTGTATCTTTCAGAACGAAAAAACACATTGCTGAAGATCTTGATATTAGCCGTAGAACCGTTATTCGTGCATGCCACCACTTAGAATCACTTGGTATTATTAAGCAACTGGAAATGAAACGTAAGAGTGATATGAGACAAACTAGTAACATTATTATTATTCAGCCAATCATTACAGAAGAACAACTTGTCACAGAAGCTCCTTCTAAAACTGTTGAAATTTGTCACACCAAGAAAACAACTACTATTTCTTTAAAACAAAAGAATAAAAATATAAGTAAACGTAATAGTATACAAAATAATTCGATGCCAGGAAAGAATATAAAACAAGCGAATTTTATTGCGCATTGGGTTCCAGAACGTTTTGCTTCTCTAGCCTCTGCTTATTATTCAAAAGCGAAAACCATTCAAGAATTCTGGAGAGTAGTGAAACAGTGTAATCGTGTAGTGAATCATACAACAGGACAAACTGCTTTTGATAAAGAACAAGAACTACGAATTAGTGTACAAGCTATGAAAGAATTTGCGATGAAGGTAAAAGATGGAGTCAAAATGAAAAAGGGTAAGTTTGCGTATTTCAACGGTATCGTGAACAATTTGATGAACAAATATTATTTTGACCCCGAATTTGGTATGTGATGCTCTCTGTTACACTTCGGGTATCACATATACCTTTGCATATACACCTTGCTGCACAGCCAATTGTTCCAGTGTTTTTTGCCTATATGCTGTGAGTGTAAAAAAGTGAATAATAGGGACTTTCCCGTTGTATTTATTTTTATAATACAAGGTGAATTCACCGTACCGATTCATTTTTTCAGCGTTTATATTCATCGTCTGTTTACGATCAATTTCTACAGCGTTTAATATCCCGTCGTCATCTCGGAATTTCACATCAGAAATAATCGTTTTCTTTCGGTCATTTACTTTATAACGGATGGGTGCTTCTATTTGCCAGTCATCGGGACAAAACAGATAAAGCCATGCTTCATTTCTCATAAGACTATGCGCTAACCGACTATTGGGTATAACTTTCTCATTATCATCAAATAGCTCTCTACCATTTTTATTTAGGTAATATACATGTTCTTTTTTATACACTGTACTATTCACAAATGAGCTTAAATCCTTTAATATACGGTTTGCATTTCTTATGCCACCTAAATCATGTATAGCCATTAAATGCCTACGTGTAGCAAATTTCAGCTTTCTAATCGAGGTCAGAATCAGCATTTGTCTGTTGATTTTGATATGTGTCTGGATGTTCATCTTTCTTCACCTCATATTGTTTTAGTACATCCCACATCTTTTCATTCGAGATATAAGGAACTTGCACTTCAGTCAATCGATCAGTCTTAAAAATCGCACGCCCTGGAATGCTGTGTATAGTTTCAAGCCCTGGTTCATCTATAACAACTTGTGAAGCTGTTGCTGTTGGCAACCTGAAGCCTAGCTTCGCATCTGAATTCTGTTTCACTTGGCGTGGTAACGTATCCCCAGTTGGATACTGTGTACAGAAAATTAGTCTAAACCCTAATGCTCCACCTATACGCGCTATATGAGACAGCATTTGTTGGCAAGCTCCTAATAACTTTTGTTGTTCTCTATTCATTCTTTTATCAGGACAAAGTTCTGCGCCTTCATCCACGATAATAAAATAACGTTCTTTTATATTTGTTTCTACCACATTGGTATAATGGTGTCCTTTCATAAAAAGCATTTTTTCTTCCATCCTTTTTAAAATCATACTCAATACTTGAAAGGCCTCAATTGGCTTTTCCGCAATAGATTCTACCTGTTTTACGTTCGTGTAAGGTCCAAACTCCAATCCACCCTTTAAATCAATAATGTAAAAGTGAACATGCTCTGGATTAGCTACAGTAAGTGAAGTGAATACATTCTTTAAAAACACCGTTTTTCCCATCCTCGTTAGTCCACCTAAAGTCATGTGCGGTGTTTTATCAAAGTCATGACAAATTAACTCTTCTAAACTTTGCCCGATTGGTACACGCCATTTGCGCTCTTGAATTAAATCCGTTGACCATTCCCATCTCGTAGGTATTTCTTTATGGAATACTCGAATGTTCAATTCATAATTATCATACTGGATTCGAACGGGTTTATTTAGTCCTTCAGAAACAACATCCTCAACCTTCTGAATGATTTTACTTGGCATACCAACAGGTAAAGTGTAAATGTATGTTGTACTGCGATCATCAATATTTTTCTTTTGAAATTTTGGATAATGGAGCTTTTCTTCTTTTTTGATTGCGATTCCAGACACTTCAAAGAATACTTGTATCTTGCGTTTATCATCATCTTTACGTTTGAGCTTATCGCTTACCAAGGCATATCCAAATGAAGCAACGGGTATTAACAATAATTCAAGCATAGATGAACACTCCTTATATATCCTATAAGGATATAGTTGCATTTTTTTGGAAGATAACAGGACGAGCATTTTTGCTTGTGAGGTCTATTGTCCCGCTCTTCCACATCGTATTCCTTCATAGAAACATAACGAGAATATAACGTAGAAGATATAAGAACGAGCCCGTAAGCGTCGTATACAAGGTTATACGTGGAAGCCAATGTGGAACACTCTTCCCCATTTTTTCAGCTACACTCATCGCGATTACAGACAAACCTGTTGCTGTCCAAATAATTACCACTTCTCCTGCAAGTGTCATAACCATTCCTCCTCGGCCAGTTCTTCTTTTTCACGAAATTTAATCCCCGATTTAGTAGCTACAATCTGATACCGCTCCATTAAATCTTGCCAATTCAATATATCCTCCTCTTCTCCATATAAATCTTCTTCAATGACTTGTGATAAGCTGAAATACCCTTTGTACTCTTTGTTATCAAATACTTCATGGTTCCTCATGTGAGTAAGAATTGATTCCGTCTCTTTTCTGGATCTTGACTCGTTATACATGTGACGTAGTTCTTTTGATGAATATAAATACGGTGTTGCATTGAGATAACTATACTGAGAACGCATACAATCCTCTCCTCTATTGATATCTACAGTACCATTTGGAATTCCAAGTAGATTTCTTCGTGGGCTTCCGAATGGAAGTAATATAGGTATATGATATAGAAGAATGATTATTGCCTGTCCTTCACAATTTTATTTGCAAAGGAATTTGCATAAAATTATCGAACTCTATACATAAACGGAGGAGATATTGATGAAATGTAAGTTGCGAAAGATATTAGACCAAAATGGTATAAAATATAGTTTTTTTGCAGAAAAAGTTAAAATTCAACGTTCGACTATGAGTCTAATTTTAAAAGAGAAAAGTATCCCTACATTACCTGTAGCAATAAGAATTGCTAAAGCCTTGAATATGCATGTTGAAGACATTTGGATTGAAGAAGAGGAATAGATATACCCGGCTGAGAGAGAAAGGTAAGGAGTGAATACAATGCATAAACCACCATTCAAAACACTAAACCAAATTGTTGAGGGGTATTATCATCCTGGAAAGGGATTATCTGAGGTTGCAAAGTTTATTGTAGAACATGAGGAAGAATCTTTATTTGTACTGGATTACAAAGGAATTTTGTATCAAAAAACATCCGGTCAAAAATATGATCAAGGTTACGAAACACTACTACTACCTTATACAGAAATACATTCAAACTCTAAACAAGACTTACTACAGCTGTTGAAACAAAAAATGATTGTTTATTTTACATATACCGAAAAAGATCAACAAAAAGAGGATTTTGTACCTTTTATGAGGAATCAGATTTTTTCATTTATGAGTCATCTGCTGAAAAATATCCAGCAGAATAAAAAAGCAAATGCAGTTAAATTTGTTCTCATGGATATTGAGGCTGTAGGTTATATCCCTAAACTTCCTAAAATTTTGGCTGGCTGCCGTGGGTTTCATATGGGGACTTGTTTATTTGTAGATGATAAAGAAACGCTATTGTATGGATATAACAAAGAACAAGTAGATAAGATGTATAAAAACAGTCTCGTTATTTCTAAAGTGCACAAATAAAAAATCCGCCTCCAATAGGAGACGGATTCTTCATTGTGTAATAGATCAGAGAACCTATATAAAATATAGATCATATAGAATTATCAGTCAATAAAAAGTTCTATCTTTTAATGATATTGGATATACTATAAATGTCATCGAGATAATCACCACGTGAAAGCACCTTCAACTGGGGAAGGTGCTTTTTTGTTCTATTTCAGATTCATTAATCATATACTCGTAGTGCTGACTTCCGTAAAATGTTTTAATAAGCGATTGAGCATTCTCTCCCAACCTGAGATTGCTCTTTTTTTATTTGTGGCATATTTCCACATCTCAGCACATATCTTCTATTACTCCTAGCGCTGGGCATACAAAAAAAGCATTCTGGTTCACCACCCTAGAATGCTTTTTTGCATATTTCCATGCATCGCTACATACACTTATGCTACATTAGGAAAACATCAACGATTTTCTTCATCCGAAGAGCACCTTCTACTCACTCCGAAGATGCTCTTTCTTATGGAATTTCCTTTTACCCCGTCAAGCTGCGTCACATCTCCCAATTCTTCGGTATTCAACTTTTTATTTTTTCAATACACTTCATCTTCTTCAATCATTATAATTAAATATGAAACATTCTATATGAGGAGGAGAACGAATTGATTTTCAAACTATCCATTGCACTTTTACTACTACTTTTAGCTATCATTTGGATATCCATTGGATATTACATAAAAACTGTCTTACTCGTTGGATTAGGTTTCGGAGTTATTTTTGGTGTAACCATCATGCTATTACCTGATATGTTAGAGTGGATGATAAAAGAGGATGTACCAGAAGCCGTGTTTCATTTTTAAAACAAGGAGGCGAAAACCTCCTTGTTTTTTCTTCCCTACTTCACATACACATAGGCTTCGCTTGATGTTATATAGTATATGCGCCCTTTACTATTGTGTACTTTAAATTGCGTGAAGCCATCCACAATTACCTTCTCATCTATCATGAATCCTTCCCCTGCGTCCAGCGTACCCGCTACATCTTCATCCTGCCATGATGGTGTATTATAAAACCGAAGGTTAGCTACTTTTGAAACCACACGTTTCCCTACAACTGGATTTACTGATTCTTGCTTTTCAAACCTGATGTATGCTGGATTATATTTCACCCACTGGTCACCACCAAGGTTGAGCCATCCATCTTGCTCTCCCCACACTTGATACGCTTCAGGCTTATTCAGCTGACGAATCTTAGAATAACTTGTATCTGGTCCTTTTCGTAAGTTCACATTATAGCCTTCAATATAAGCAATCCCATCTGTTACTGCTATTGGTACTTCCTTTGGTTTAGACGGAACAGAAACTTCAACACTAGAGTTATTATATGCCTGCTGCACATCACTTCTAAATTGAACTTCTGAAACACCATGGCTACGTAAATAATCAATTGGATCTTCATGATCTGTACCGCCCAGGTACTTTCTCACATCATTATGCGTCCACAATCCTTTTTCTACGGATAGATTGTTATCTTTTAAGATTTTCGCTAACAGCTTTACGTATTTTTCATAACTCCGTTTAAACTTGGCGTAATCAGCCGTCTCACATAATTCCACATGGACAAATCGTTTATTGGCTCCTGGTCCTGCACCATACGCAATGTATCTTGTATCCGCAATTTGAATGGTTTCATTCCAATCCACTGCGTAATGAACGAATGCATTTCTCCAGGTACGAGTCTCATATTTTTGAATATTAATGGCTGGTGCTTCAGGTGTTGCGGTACTGTGGGCAACTACTCCTTCATAAGCACCTACACCGTTTCGGTAGGGTTGTTTTGGTAAATCAGGTATCAGAAGTATTCTATCAGCAAAAACGCTTGTAGACAGCGAAAATACCATACATAATATTGTAACTATCCCTAATAATCGTTTCATTTTTGTTTCTCCTCTCATAGAAAAACGCACCACCGATTGGCGATGCGTTCTCTTTGTTTTTTATTTGTCTGTTTGTACTGTGCCTTCGTGGTCGCTCCAGATTCCTAAGGCGACACCCAATGTGAAAATATAGGGTAATACCTCATCAATAAAACTTTTTGTCTCCAGTAACCCAGTCTTCGCACAAATAAATCCCAGAAGGGAGGCGAGTGCCCCCCATGTTTTCCAATTACGTAATCGTTTTCGAATATTTTCTTTTGTCATGTCTAATCCGTCTCCTTTTCGATTGTATCCAAGCGTTTATGCGCTTGTTTGGTGCTTTCCTCCACCCTCGTGACTCGTTCTCCTAGTGCGACCATTTGCCTTTCACTTGCTTTCAAATCAATGCGAATGTCATCCACTCCTTTCCGGATATATCCCAGTTCTGCTTTTACTTCTGCACTTTGTTGTCCATCTGATTTAATCGATTTGGATCTATTCAGTGCATAGCCAAAATAGCTGATGGCAAGTGATAATAATGCAATCAGCACACCAAGTTCGATTGTCATCCGTTTTCCCTCCCTCTATCCATACTCCTCATCTATATCAAAAAAGAGAGACAAGAATTGCCTCCCTTTTGTTAGCAAAGCCCTATTTTGTACAAAATAAACAGCTTATGGCTGTTTTGGTTTCTCATTTATTAATTGCTGCACTAATACCTTTAATTCATCAATTTCAGCTTTCATTGAAACTTTCTCAAGTTTTTCTGCTTCAAGTTGTTCTTTAACAGTGTCAACTTCCTGCTTCAACATACCGTGGTCAAATTGAAGATTTTTAACTTTAAAGTCAACTTCTTGTATTGATTGAATAGAAATTGCAACCGAGCTATAAAGTGTTACAGCGTCTTTCTGTGGTGTGGTGAATACATCGTCAGAGTCCTCCGCAATCATACCGTAATTAATTGGTAGTGTAATAGACTCCCCTGACTCGAAGCGTTCAACATCTCTTATAAAGTGATACTGTTTGATGTTTACAGTAGTTGTATTTTTATCTAAAGCGGAGAATGGAAGGTCTTCTATGTCCGTTTTTAA